AGTTTGTTCGTGACCAAAATATCCCCGAGGATTACATTCAATCCTAGTTTCTCCAATTTTATAACTAAAAATTTCATGAGTGTGGCCGTGCGTCCAAAGTTTAATCTGTGGTCTTTCTTCAATAAAGAAATCAAGACTAGAACTATATCCACCATTCATAATAGTGTCACCACTGAAGCGAGGATGAGTACTAAGACGACTAGGTGCATGATGACCAACAAACACGAATTTTTCATCGGGTTTGCCGCGGGTGACACTGTCAATATAATCAAGAGTCTTTTCGTGCTCTTTGATGGCGTCAAGAGTGCTAAATGTCGATGGTCGCTCCTGGAACTTAATTGCCCCGCCCTCATCAATTGCTTTATACGATACCATGACATTACTATTTTTAATCAACCTAAAGTCATTCATCATGCGACCAACTTCATAAATAGTTTGTCTTTGACCTTGATTCATATCAGTCCACAATGTAGCACCAATAAAAGTAATGTCACCAATCCTTACGAACTCTTTTTCTAAAACATGAAAGTTTGCTAAATTTTCTGTTGCCGCTTTAAGAATATTATTTGTTGTTGCAATATCACCATCATACGATTCATAATTTCCAGCTACCATTACAACATGAGGAAATTCACCCGAACATCTATCGAAGAAATTTAGGAATCTATTTCCTTGATATGAATCAGAATATGGTAATTCAGAAGCAACACAAATATCGCCAGACAGAATCAATACATCTGCATTCTCTGTATTCTTTAGATCTATATCACCAAATTCTAGGTGTAAATCTGAGCACAGTGCTAATTTCATTTAAAATCCTTTGAGTTATCTGCAGTGTCTTTATCCAACCTGATTTCCAAGAAAACTGGCAAAAACAGTTTCTCTACATCCGAATTCTTACTCTTGATTCGTGCATTATATTGAATAGCAACAATTTTACCAAGCGTTGCTTCCTTAGTAAACTCTGTGCGCTGCTCATCAGAGAATCCAGTACCGACATTGACGATGATCTTACGGTCAGCAGATGCAACAGTCAATGCTCCCATCTTTCCTTCTAATCGTCCTGTTCCTTCTTCCCATCCAATTACTTCCATGTCAGCGTCAAGTTCAGCTTTAAACTTAATCAACGAATTACTGCGCTTATTTTCCCAGATACCGTTAAGATTTTTGAGAATGATTCCCTCTTGTCCTTGTAATAACATTAGTTGGAATACTTCCTCAGCTTCTTCTAGATTATACGTAATATAATTTAGGACAAGAGAACATGAACTATTCTGTCCAAAACACATGACCTTTAAATCTTCGTATCGCTGAACATATGTGACACTAGATTTACCTTTAATGAAATCGTCGTGATTAATCATATCATACAATACAATATGAATGAAACTGGTTTCGGCCGGAGTGATAGTCCCCTTAACACATTTATTTAGAATGCCATTACCAGTTTTACGATCAAGGAAATTTCCATTAACATCTTTGACCATCAACTCGCCATCAAAGACCATGTTATCAGCAAAGTCTGCGAAGTAATCGAAGTGTCCATGCACTTGGATTTCTTTTCCGTTACGCGATCGCACATCCACTTTACCATCTTTAACAATAATAGCACATCTCATTCCGTCCAACTTGAGTTGTGAATAAGCCGGCCAAGCCATCTTCTCGATAACTTTGTCATTGAGTTTTGCACATAGCATTACTGGAAACTCATGAATCAAATTAGGCCAAACTTTATTAGCGGTAGACTCCGATACACCACAATTTAGGTCTTTCTCAATAATTCTCTCAATAACTTTAGCGTCGTCTGAAGAAATAGAAGATAGAATCATTTGTAAATGATCGATAGCAGCGTGACCAGTTTTCTCACGACTAGATAATACATTCAATTGCGACATTGCCCAAACTAATGATTCTTGATCTTGGACTTGTGGGGTCAAATATGGTGGAATCTTACGCTGATAAAATTGGGTAAATGGATCTAATGCTAGAAACACTACTTGCTTTAGAATATCATTATTTTTATGTTTGTTTAATAATTCTTCTTTAAATAATCGTGAATTATTAGAAGCAAGCTCATTTAAAATGGTGTTGATCATATGAATTCCTGTGTTTGTTTAATATAGATTATTATACAACAAACACAGGAGAAAGTACAACTAATTAAGCAAATTTGCCGACTTTAGTACCTTGTTTGAATGAATTCCACAGAAATCGACTTCCACGTCGAAGTTGCTTTAGAACTCCATTAGCCAGAAGTCGTCGTTCTTTATAATCCGCAAATGCTTCACCTTCTTGGCGCTCAGGTTTGAACAGTGAGTTGTAATCCATCATAATGTAAATCCTCTAACATAGTGTTCATTTATAGGGTAGATCTTAAATACAGCAGGACCTACTTTGTTGATAATTTTTGTTTTTTCTTTTTCGATCTTATCTTCATTGTCTACAATCGAAAAGAAAAATTCCTGCATGTCACGTTTAGATTTGGTGTCTTTGATATATGAAACATTAAACAGCATTCTGTTGTGACCCTGTAATAGTTTCGTACAAAGTCTGGAAGTCGTCTTGTTCAGCAACCTCTGTATCAAATGATTGCTTATGATAAACTCGGGCCATCTTATTAACATGTTTCTTTGGTAGATCATAATCCTCTGATAACATTGTGACGATATCTTTAATTAGATCTCGTTCTGCAGAAATACGAGTAAGAGAATCAGAAATTTCAACTAGTGCATTCTTGATTTTACGACGGTCTTCAGGGTTTGACGGAATGATCACATTAGACATTATACTTCTCCATTATTTAAAATTACACGTTCATTGGTTACTTGGAAATTGTTTGGTTGAATATCCAACTGGTTTATCAACATACACTTAGCTTTGTATAGACTTTGTTTATGTGATGCTGCAGAAACATTATATGTCAAATCTAATGATATTACAACCTCAAATGATTTGTTATCATCATTTTCTTCTACAGGAAGTGGCCAGTCTTCGGCCAGCACCTCATCATGTAGTTTTACATCATCCCGTGGATAATAATATTCATTGAATTCACGATGTTCAATTATATCTAGAATTTCATCATATGTAACATATTCGTTTTTAATATAATCATCTAACTCAAATACATCAGCGGTGCCAAACAAATCGATATTTTTTTGCTCGGCTTCATCGAAATAACAGCCAATTAAAGTTGGTTCAACGTAGATAAAATTAACGTCATTATACATAACAGTAATTTCGAAAATGCGTTGTGGTCCTTCGATCGAATGAACAATACCAATAGCACTATCAATAGGATCCTGATTCTCATAAATTAAATCAGAACTTACACGATGATCTCCAAAACATTTCCATAGAAACGGTTGATATCCGTCACCAAAATTTAGACCACTTTTCTTTAAGAACTTGTGTAGCTTTTTCATAACTTCTCCATAATTTAAGATTATAACATATTTCGCTATCTTATTTCTTCCATCTACCATTGATGATGAATAGTAATTGTCGTTTTATATAAATAACATTATATCATATTTTTGTTTGAAGAAGTACAAAAATATTCAAAATAAATGTCCTTCGCGAGACTGGAATCTCCAAGGACTCTAATACTTAAAGGGAGTATCAGCATGCCTATTTATAAACCTACAATTCCATATTTTTATATCATAGAACACATTAGAACCGGCATAAGATATGTTGGTAGTAAAAAAGCTAGAGGTAGTGATCCACGTTATTTATTATCCGGTTGTAAAAATTCATATAATACTAGTTCTAAAGAAATTAATAAAATAATTGAATTAGAAGGAATAGCTAGTATGATAATTATTGAAATTCAGATTAGAGATGATTGCTATGAATATGAAACTAGTTTTTTAATAGAAAATAATTGCGCCAAGTCTCCTATGTGGTACAATCAACATAATAACACTGGTGTGCGTGATAATTCTGGCTATTCAAATTATTATTATATTTCNGATTACTAAGAGAGAAGTTATATCAATTAAAAACAAATACANNCAGACGTGAATAAACAAAAATGTTGAAAGCATTCATCATGGCAAAGCCTTGTATATTTCTGATCAAGGTGTTATTCTTAAATTAGAAACAACTAATATTGATGTATTATCTGGTAAATATCAATCTATTCATAAAAATATGGTTAGTGTCAAAGACGAAAATAATAATTATTTTAAAGTAAGTAAGTTTGATCCTAGATATATTTCTGGTGAGTTATGCGGAGTCACTAAAGGAATTCCTTGCTCAGATGAGAGAAGAACGAATATTAGTAATACAGCAAAAGGAAAACCAAAAACTCATGAGCACGCTGAAAAAATCTCAAAAGCATTGACCGGTAAACCATTCACTGATGAGCGAATAAAAAACATAAAACTTGGAATTGCAAAAGGAAAACTAGATCCAAACAGACTACCAAATAAACGAGTATGTAGACTATCGGATAGAAAAGAAATGGATCTAGGAAATTTTACAAAATATTTATTATCTCTGGGCTCGCCACCTACCGTTAATAATAAATAATAGCTGTCGTTTACCATTAGGATAAATCACACAATGTGCATGACACCAAGAACTTGGACCTTTAACATATTCCAATTTTAATTTCGAACTGGTTCCAACTTGGTATGCACCTCGACAAATTCCCGGACTATGCGAATGACCGATCACAGATTTATACGCCAATCTAGAGTATTGTAGTATACTTCCACGAGAACCATTTATTCCGGCATCACCATGATTAGAGATCTCAATTTCACATATCTTGTACGAATCATCTCTTCCGACAAAATTAATAATGTGCTTTGACTTCTGCTGTTTAACCCACAATTCAAATGGATTCTGAAACTCGAATGTATTTCCTGTCACCTTCATTTTATCGAGCATCATATACATTAATTCATGATATATTTTTGCATTCCACGGTTCATACTTTGGTTCAGCTTCATTCAACCAACGATATAGGTGATCATTATGGTTAGAAGATACAATGATATTCTCTACTCCAGATGGAGTAGTATCATTAATATACTTCAAAGTCAATTTTAATTCATCTTCAATCTTATGAGTGTTTGAATTAAATTTGCCATAGCGAGTAAAGAAACTATGTTTGTGATGATGCGATACTGAATAGCAGTCTAAGACATCATGACGAACAATACGCTTAGGTTTAAGCACTTTCGTCATACTGTCTTTATTGGTATATGTCGCGGCTTTTACTTCAGGAGAAGCGAAAATTGCATGCTCATCACCAGTAATTAGTGCTTCAACATACTCTAGGTTTTCAACACCTCTAGGAGTATAATATCCATTAATGTCGTAGAATGAACCGGTTTCGTCTGCATTCAGATTTCGCAGATGAAAACGAGTTTCGTCTTTTTCTACGACAATAGCAGAAAATGAATGATTGAACTTGGCTTTCTCACCCTGTTTGGTAACTGAATACTTTGGCATCGTCACAACACCGGTCGTAGTAATCATTGCTGCATTATCAGACGCGTTGACTGCTAGAGTCTTCATCTGTAATTGTGTGTGTCCAATAATTAGTGAATCACCCTTAGATAGATAATCCAAACCTGCAATAGGATTTTCAATAGTTGGAGAGATGCTAATATTTCCAAGTACGCGCAGGCCATCAGTCAATGTCAATGAAGACCCATTCATATAAGGATGTAACATCTCATCCCATGT